AATTCTTTTAATAAAAATCAAATAAGAAAAGATACTAGTGCCTTTATTTTTTTGTATAACGAATAGTTGCTTTAAATTTATAATTTGCCCAACTATAATTGTTAGCAAAGCGAATGTTATCTACGTTCATAATAAAATACGTACAATAGAATGTTCCGCTATTACCTCCAGAATAGTAAGTAACAGGAAATCTATAGAAATCTTCTCCATTGGAACATGTAACTTCATAATCAATAAACTCGTTTAAATTACTGATTGAATGATTGATTGTGCTTACTCCAACGCTTAGACCAGTCCATGTAATGATTTTTTCATAGATCTTTTTACCATCAATCCAATATTTTCCTGTCCAATGTTCATCTGTAGACATTTGTAAATTAAGCAATTCATTTCCATCTTTATCAATAAGTTTTGGCATGTTGACATTCAGATTAAAACTAATCTAAATGCTTGTCACCGCCAATCTTTTTAAAGAATAAGAAAAGGCACTTTGTACCTTTCCTAATTTTGGTAAGTCGTGTGTGTGTGTGTGTGTACAACGCACTCACGTGTTTCAAAATCTTTCATATTTTTCTCCTTTTAAAAAAGAGCAGAAATAAATCTACTCTTTGTAATATACTGCATCCTTTAAATCAGTTTCTAATTCACTGACTGTCTTTTCAAGCTGTCCAACTCGCTTTTGCAATGATGTTAATTGTGACTTCAAAGCAAACGTATCTTTTAACTTTGTCGTAAAAGTTTTCAAAATATCACTTGTTAGAAACTTAGTGCTATTAGCTGAAACAGTTGTTGAAGATGCGTGCTCACTTACATTTGAAAACAAAACTCTCTTAAAGAAATCTTTCATATATAAGACCTCCTAGTTGATTATGCTCCAAATACTTCAGTCCACATTGTATTTAATTCAGTATCAGTCATTACTACTAATTTAGCATTGATAGCTGAAGTTACTTGTGCTGCAGTTTGATATCCTGAATCATTTGTTAATGCTGATACTTTTGTTGGAATATCCGTCTTTTTAGCATATGAGCTTAAATCCAACTCTCTAGAACCTAATTTTTCAAATTTCGAATTGATATAGATGTATTCATCATAGATATTAGTTCCAGTTCCACTGTTAGCAACTAAATAGATAATACCTTTTTTACCAGTTGAAGGTAATGATTCGACAACTGAGTAATCGATTTGAGTTACTCCTGATACTGCAGATGCGATTTCTTTTGTTACATCAGCTGATTTAGCATAAGCTGTTAGATCAACATTTACCGCTTTCGATGAATCAGGAGTTAAAGCTGTACCATTTACTTTTACACTTTCAATTTTGTTTGCTTGAGCACCAGTAGCAATACCGCTCAATTTAGTTTTTTCGGCAGTTGTATAGTCATTTGTAGATAGACCTTTACCAGTTTCTTTTGCTACAAATTTTCCTTCTCCCCAAGCTTTAATTTTTCCTAATGCTGATTTTAAAATTGAATCATTTACAAAACTCATAATATATATCTCTCTTTCTATTTATTTTTTATTCAAATACTTCTTCCCACATATTGTCTAATTCATCATCAGACATTTCAGTGGCTGTTCCCTGCATATCTTTCCATGCAAAGTCATAATCGATATTGCTTGCTTTTTGCAATACTTGGTCTTTATTACCACCTGCAGGAAGAGTCGCAAGTTCTTTTTGTTGTAATTCTTGTTTTAAATTAATTAATTGTTCATACAGCAACTTCATGTTTGGATCCATTGGTTGTTGTTCCTTATCATCCTGATCATATTCGACATCTTCGATTTTCAATCTAAACGGTTCAAATGTCTTAGTAGAATTATCATCACTGTTTCTGCCAATCAATGTACAGGTTAATACCCCTGCTGTTTGAGTAAGATTTTCTCCAATGATAAATAGATTTTGAAGTAATGGTATTTCAGTTACTTCATCGTCCATATCTACTTTCAAGTAGAAGTTCCAGCCATCAATGAATAGATTTTTGTTGGTGAATTTGACAGCTGTATTGTTGCTATCATACTTTCTTCCAGCATAGAAGATATTTCTAGTACATGAATGTGATTGATTTTCATTCAGATAGATTTCAATAATTCTCATATGTTAACCCTTGTAAAAGATTGCATCACTAAATGAATTGACTGTCCTAGCAATCCTGTCGACACCTGAAATATTGATTCCATTCAAATGAACTCTGAACAATTCAATTTGACGTAAAGCACCACCGTTTTCAAGATCATCTTTTGTTAATGACGGAACTGTTTCTTGTTCTCCAGGTGTACCTTGGATGACAACAATATCGTGTGATTCTCCGCTTTCATCAATTTTAAATTGAGCAACGATACAATCGCAACGTTTCATGTTTTGAGTACCATTTTCAATTGGCACATCGCAATACATTCCTGGTTTGATTCTAAGAAAATGTCCTTGGTTTATAAGCAATCCATCAGCAATCCTTACTTTATTATTGCTGACAATAGAAGCTTCCATTTGATTGCCTTTTGTAAAAATACCATCAACTGAATATAGAGCATCAAACAAATATGCATCGATACTTGCAGATACTTCTTTTCCTGTCAATGTAATTGCCTCAACTGCATCACTTGAACTTGCCATCTAATCACCTACCTTGTAATCAATGTCACAGTCTGTGTAGTCTTTTTCAAACGTACATTTAACGATTTTTTGTACAATAGGCTTTTGCATAGAAATACCTGTTATGTATTCTTTTGCTCCTACGATATCACCAATTTCAGGAGATAAATTATCAAATGTAATTTCTAAAGAGTTATCAGTCTGTGCTTCTTTTAATTTTGTTTTGGTTCCATCTATTAATTCTTGAATGCTTTCAACATTTGAATAGTCATATGTCATTGTATTCAGTTCACTTGGAATCATAGAGTCATCATCAATTTCACTCAGTTCTAAGTATTGATCATTGATTTTAAAGACATGAACAACCTGCCTTTCTTGCAAATCGCCTTTGCCTAATCCAATGCAATGATTACATTGATTTATATCTTTTTTAGCGATAATCTGCAGATTGTAATCATTGTCGAATTGGAGTTTTTCGGAATAATTAATAATAGGCTCAACTGAAAGTTCAATATGTCCATCTTTATTCCAAATAAGTTTAAGTTTGGCATTTGCATCATTTAGCATTGTTTCAAATGCCTGCAACGTGTTGTAATAACGTGCCTGATAATTAATGGTTATTCCACTATCTTCTTGTGAAACAACAAAAAAATCAGCCAGTTTCTTTTTTAAACTTACTGATTTAGATTTATTTTCAATATAATTGAAAAAATCAGTTGATGAATTGATATATTCTCGAATGCATTCATTTGCTTCACCTATGAATTCATAGTATTCATCAGTTCTTTTTTTAGGTTGAATAATATCATTTGCTAGCAATTTTCTTGGGCATATGCCCCCTATTTTTACTTCTTCAGCTTCAGTATCTATTTCGATACTTTTTACTATCCCACCAAATTCGGTACCGACACAATAAAACTTGCTGTCATATGTCAATTTGCGGTCCCAGCTGTCCGTTGAAACGGTTATTTCAAAGTCATTCTTGGCTTTGTCATATGTTCCAATTTCCAAGTCTAGGCTACAGTTTAACAATGGTCCTTGTTCGATTCCGTTAGGATCCGTGTAGATGAACTCCATCATCATTCATCACTCTCCCATTTTGGCTCGCTTCTTGCATCATAGACAACGATATCAAATGAAAAAGAATTGTTCCAAACGACAATATTTGTACCAGGTGGGATGGGAATATACAATCTGTTGTCTTTGTTCCTGTCATTAAAAACATTGATTTCATCACCGTGTGCTGTGATTTTTACAGCTTTCTTTTTCATTGTATCGATTTCAAGTCTTTCATTTGCTTCAAGTGTCGTATTGATTTGATAAAGGTTGTCTCCTATTTTAATGGCCGGGTCTTGTGCCGGACCATATATTCTTAATAAAATATCATTTTCAACGACTCCAGTATTTCTAACTGTCATTTGTCCTTCACTTGCACCATAAATATAAGGATATTTATAGGAATACTTCTTTGTTCCAGCTTTTTTTCCTTCACCACTGCTGTAAAAATGGTAGGTATCTTCCTTGATCCATTTAGTTGAATCAGTTACCAGAGTTAAATCTACCTTTGCGTATGGAAGAATATATGACTTCATGTCTTTTTGGTTTTTAAAGATATTGCACTCTATATAGTAGTCATTATAGAAGAGTTTTCCTTTGACATTGCTTACGTTATCTACATCAAATATCTCAACGAGTCTATTTAGAGCACTGTAGAAGTCTTTTTGATTTTGGCTAAAGATATCTACACTAACCTTTTTCGTTTCGACATCACGATAAAAGCGTGTGACCCTTCTATTTTCAGTTTCATATGACCACTCAAAGTTAAAAAAGTCAGTTTCTTCAATATAATAAGGAACACTTAACAAATCTATTTGCTCATTGTTTGAATTGACATAATATACTTTCATAAATGCTCCTTTCTAAATAATTCTGGCAAATTCACGCTTGTCTACTTTGAAAGACATTCCACTGTTTTTAATTGCTTTAGCAGTTGAATTTCCCATCTTATCATAATCAATTTTTAATTCATTTGTGACATTACTTTCAAATGCTGTTTGTCTTGCGATATCAAGATTTGTTTTCAGTTCGATATCATCCAAATTGAAGTTTATGATACCATTCAAGTCACTTGTCATTTTTTCAAGTTCTTTGTTCATAGATTTTTGAGCTTTTGGCATGGCCACTTCAAAACCTACCGCAATACCTGGTGGTAAGAATTTACCAATGGCATCTCTCATGACTTTTGAAGGTGAATGAATGCCAAAGAATCCTTTGATACCATCTACAACACCATTTGCAAAATCGCCAATCTTGCTAAGCAACCAGTCTTTTGCATTCTTGATACCGTTCCAGATACCTTCCACGATATTTTTACCAATATCTGCCATTTTACCAGGCAATCCAACAAGAGTATCAACAATACCATTCCATAGTGATTTGGCTGCTTCAATCCCTTTTGAACCCATCTTGACAACGAATTCAGCAACCTTTCCAATAGCATTTGACAATACGTTCCAAATTTGCCCAGGTAATCCTGTAACAAAACTGATGATGCTTGATACAAAGTTTGACCCTGCTTCATATCCTTTGGAAATCAAATTCAAAGCAAACTCAGCTACTTTTCCTATGATATCAGTTATGTATGTCCAAAATTGACCAGGCAACTGAGAAATCCAAGAAATAAAACCTGTTACGAAATTTGGAACATCAACCGTTAAAAATTCAACGAATTTAATTCCTAAGCTAACGATAAAACCAATTATCGAACCAATCGCATAGCCAATGTTGTATGGCAACTGATTGAAAAATTCGATTGCTGAGCTTATAAATCCTGTTAATATTTCAATGAAACTGTCAAATGCTTGCGGTATCGTTTCAGTAAAAAATGATGCAATTGATTCTCCAAGCCCAGAAAAAAATTCAACAATCGTTTGACCGATATTGCTGAAAGTCTCTACAAGCGTGTCAATTGCACCTGGTATCGATTCAGTAAAGAATGAGACGATTGTATCTATCACAGGCCCGCATGTTGATGTTATAGAATTCCATAGATTTATCCAGAACGACCTGAAACCATCGCTTGTATTCCATAAATAAAGGAATCCAGCTACCAAGGCAGCAATAGCTGCTACAATTAGGCCGATTGGATTCAACCTCATTTCGCCATTTAATAGTTTCTGCGCTAATGCTAATCCCTTGGTTACTCCTTCGGTGAGAAGAACTATTCCTTTGTAAGTAGCAAGTGCTGTTGCTACAGTAAGAATAACAGCTGATAATGGTGTAAAGTTATCAAGTGCAACTCCTGCTACATCATAGAACAAATCACCTAAAGGCTGTAACTGATCTTTGACCTTTCTAACTTTTGATTCCAATTCTTGCATTGGAGTCGTTGTTTCATCAGCAAACTGTTGTCCTTTTCCTGAAACATCATCAAAAGTAGTTCCAACGCTATTCAACGCTTTAGCAAATGTAAGATTGGCATCTTCTCCCATTGTACCGAAAGCAGTAGCTGACATTGTCAATGCTTTTTGTTGATCATCACATTTAGTAATGTCACTTACGATACTGTCGATAACATCCTTTTGAGTGGCCTTTCCATCCTGCCAAGCCTTGAATGTCTTTTGTGTTTCGCTTGAAAATGAACCTAGAGCACCCTCAATAGTTCCATCAGCTAAACGAGTAGTTACTTCATTGATGGCATCATTTACCTTATCTAGGTTATATGCACCACTTTCTGAACCGTTCTTTAGCAATTGAAAATATTCACTCGCTGAATATCCTGCCTGAGAGAATTTTCCAGAATATTCTGAAATGTTATCTCCTAGTTCATCAGTCCAGTCCAACCCTTCTTGAGTTCCTGCGACAATATAGTCCATTGCTTCTTGTGCAGTTAAACCAAAGTTTTTCATCAAGCCTTTAACACCTCGAAGGGTTTCATTCATATCTACATCAAATGTATCCTCAAGGATGATTGCTTGTTGTGTAATAGCGTTTAGAGTTCCGTCATCCATTTCACCAAGATTTCGCTTGATTCTTACAACGGCTTCGGCAACTCTATCCATACTTTCACCAAGTCCAGCCTCATAAACATCCTTGATGACCTGTGCAGTCTGTCTCGCTTGGTCATCTGTTTCTCCTAGAGCGCCTTTGACACGTGCAACTGAATCTTCAAAATCTTCATAGACTTCTTTTCCAATTTCAGTTCCTTGTTTAATTGCTTCTCCTATTGCTAGATATCCTGCAATCTTTGCACCGAATGATTTGATTTTATCTTCCATTTCTTGAAGCTTTTTCTCAAAATCATCAGAGTCAGGAGGCTCAATAGGTTTTGGCTTGTTTTTTTTGTTTAAGAAATCATCTATCTTTTTCTTTACATTGTCTATTTTAGATGTTGCTTTATCTTCAACATCAACTTTACCATCAACATCTATAGCTTTTTCAACCGCAGATGCTTCTGATTTTACTGTCTGGGCACTCTTTTCAAAATTGGAAGTGTCCATTTTTGCACTACCTTCAACTTTTGCGTTGTCAGTAGCTTCTTTTGAAAAACTTTCAACCTCGTTTGATGCTTCATCAAGCTTCTTTTCTAGTTTCTTAGTATCAGCATCAACGTTAGGTTTAGCTTCTTTTTGTGATACATCTTTAGCAAATTTATCTACTTTTTTATCAGCTGTATTGAGTTTCTTATCAACGTTTTTATCATTGATTTCTAAATCAATTACAACTTTACCATCTGCCATCATACCACCTGCCTTTAATTTATTCTTTTGGAATTCCTAACGATTCAAACAATTCCGCTTCGATTTCTTCCTGAGTTCTTTGGAATGGGTCTCCCTGTTCTTGAATAGCATAATAATCTTGAAGTTCTTTCATTCTCGCGCGTTCCTTCTTGTCTTTGATTTTTGATAGATCCGCAGTTCTATATCCAACGACCTGAACGAACTTGGTGTCGTCATTCAATCCATTAAGTAATGCTTTGAATTCCCACCAGTGCATATTGGTTCTCAATAGATTTATGCCATACTGCTGCATGAACGCAGCAAAGATGAGGTCCATATCATAATCAAAAAGAAACCCAACTTTTTTATTAGGTTTCTTCTCAGGTTTATCCGGTTTATTACACTTGTAAAAATCAAGAATTCTTTTCAACAATTCCAATGAATCAACACTTTCCATGTACAATTCATAGTTTGGAATTACCAAATCAAACAGCATAGGGATTTTATAATTTTCATCAATATACTTGTCAGAAACGATACAAGAGAATTGAATCCACGTTCTAAAATCAGTTTTTATTTCTATTTCTTGATTTTCTATTCTTATTGTTTTTTGAAGATCTCTTTTGTCTAGAATTAACATAATCTTTTAACCCGTATTTGTTTTTTGTGTAATCCATTTGCTTTTGAAGGTTTCCAAATTCCTTTGTAAGTGAGTTTAAACTGTCAATCTCATTTTTGATTCTGTCTTGCTTTTCTTTTTGGCGTTCAGTCGTAGCGTGTTCATCAAATTTAGCTTGAATCTCTTCAGCAAGAGCTAAAATTACATAGTAAGGTTTTAAATCATTCTTATCAAAAAGATAATCATATGAGCCTTTTCCTAGCAATTCATCTATAACGACTTGACAGTCTTCGATAAAGGTATCGTCAATCGTACGATTACCTCTGTATTTTTTGATGAACTTGTCAATCAGCAAATGATTATCGATATTGTCAGCATCGATACTGAAAATACGATCTTTAATTTTTACATCGAATAAATTCTCTTGAATCTTGATTTCTAACATAGTAACAATCCCTTTCCTATTTGATTTCTATTTGTTTACTGGTGTTGATGACGCACCTGATTGAGGTGAAGCTGCTGTGAACTTACAAGTTGTGTAGTCATATTCACCCGCAGTGAATTCACCAGTGGCCACATTGTATTGGCCGTGTTCTGAAGCACCTTTTTGAGCAAAAGTTCCTTCCAATGCGATTTTTCCTCCACCCTCACCGGAACCAGGATTAGATGGTTGAATTTCATATTGTCTGTGATGTGCTGCAAAACATCCAGTTGAACCTTCAACAGGTGCCCATGTTTCAATTTCATATTCATCAAACATGGAACCAATGACTTCTTTCTTACCAACCTCGTAAATATGTCTTACAAATTCATTATTAGGAATCAATTCTCCTGAATAAGAAACCGATGGTGTGTATGCCATCATGTTTGAGTGAGAAGTCTTTTCATTGATATATTGTCCGTCATCTGTTGAAGGATCTACAGCTTGTGTCCAATCCGTTAAACCAGTACCAGCCAACACAGGCTTTGATACACCATCGAATTTGACGTAGTGTAGGTTTTCATGACGGTTTACTACAGTATTTCTTAATGTTTGTGCCATTATTCAAACGCACCTTTCTTGTAGTAAGTTAATTGATATAACGCTGAAAAATTAGCAATGCCATTGTCATAGGTTTCAACACCAGGATTGGCAATCATTTCTAATTTCTGTGGAACTATATCATCAGGAAAAACAATGTTTTCAAATTTATTCATTGTTTCCATTTCAAATCGGTTTGCTAAATCATCTAGAACATCCGTAATTTTCTTGACACTCTTTTCAGTTTTAGCACCTGATTGAAAGTTAATATAAAAAGGCAATACAGCAGTATAGCCTCCTATAATGTTTTCATTTATTTTTTCAGCACGATTAGATATTCTTTGAACCATGATTTGGTCATCCTTGTTTGAAGTAAAGAAATCTAATTTCCACATGTTTTTTTGTACATTTTGAATATCCAACTTCTTGCAAAAGTCATAGATACAATCCAATACCCTGTTGTATTCTTCATATGTCAGTTTTTTATTTGATTTATTTTCCATTTCTAAACACGTCCTCTACACTTTTAATCCATTTCTTGATATTTGCTTTCTTTGATTTTTCAAACCATTTGGCCGTTGCTTTTGGATGACGTGACTTGTCAAAGTTCATTCCTGTACCTTTATACACATGTTGTGCATAGTCAGTATCATAAATAACTTGTTTTTTCTCTTTGGCGTTATCACCAATATCAGGTGTTTCTCTTAAGTGAGTACGATTATCTAGATTAGAAAAAGGAACGTAAGGATCAGTATCTCTTATTACAGAATTTTTAAGAGTCTGATAGGCTTTTTCCTTAGTTCCTTCTAAATCTTTTTTCACTTGAGAAAAGTCAACATCAATAGAAATCTTCAAGAAGCATACACCTCAATGAACTGGATTTCTTTCGTTCCTGGCGGGCGATAACAGGCATATTTATTGATTGAATAGACATTGGTTGTCTTTTTCAATTCATCATAGTCCGTTTCTTTTATCGCATCCAAGACAAAATAATCTTCATTTCCAATCGTAAAAGTATTCTTTTTTGACTTGTAACCGTGTTGATCAACAAATGTCAGTCCACCACAGTCACTCAAATCAATCGTTAAAAGAACACTGTCCGCATCGGAAATCCCCTTGTTTGATTGTGTAATGCCATAGTTTTCATCAAATCCAACGTTTTCAAGAACGTATGGAATAAAAGTATCTTCATCAACTTTATGAATCAAAGTAACAGTAAAAGGTCTTAAAATACGAGGAGAGCTAATCATATCGTTTGGCCACTCTGCACATAAGACCTTTTCTTCTCAATTCACTTTTAATCATATAAGCTGAAACGGATGAAAAAGGAACACCATTGAATTTGTTGCCCCTATCGCCATAGCTATAATTAAATCCGTCTTTTGATACGCTTTGCAAGTCCAAATCGCTTGTGCCATTTAGAGCATTCAAACCACCATTTGCTTGAAGATAATCGATTTGATAGCATACTGCTAGTTTAAGCTCCAAACAGTAATAATCGATATTTTTTTCTAATGCCCATGGTGCAATGAATTGTTCAGCGTAACCTTTGACTAAATCAATTACAGGTTCAACAAGGTCCTCAAATTCAGGCTGACATATTTTTCCTTTGAATGTATCTACGTAATATTCATACGAAACCTTCATACTATTCTTCTGCTGTATCTTTCTTAGCTTTAGATGCTTTTGCTGGAGTTTTAGCATTTGCTTCTAATTCTTCAACTTTTGTTGTTAAATCAGCGTTTTGTGCTACTAATTCAACGATTCTTGCATCTTTTTCTTTAATTTGTGCTTTTAAAGATGAATATTCTCTTTTAAAATCCGCTAAAGAAACTGGGTCACCTTTTTTAATGACTTCACCAGATTCTTCATCAATATTATCATAACCACGAGCAACATAGTCATCGACTTTATGAGGCTCAATGGTAATGATTCTATTTCCTTTTCTTACTTGTGACATAAATTGCCTCCTTTACTTACGCTTCAACAGCAAATTGAATACCATCGATTTTCTTTTGTAGGATAAATACATCTTCATGTGATTCTTCATAGTAAACGTATTTACCTTGAGACATTGCAGATGGTTCATCTAATCTTGCAAATTCATAATTGATTGGTGTGATTACTGCTAAAGGATGCACCATAAACATTTTGATTTGTTTTGCAGAAACTGCAGGTTTATACCCTTGTGTGAAGTCATATACAGTTTTCATTAATTCTGATGGAACTTCAACGATTTTAACCAAGTCTAAGTTAGCGATAGTTCTGTTTAATTTATTTTCTGCATCACCAATGATTACAGTTCTAGCTAACTTTTCAGCTTGTTTTAACATTGCATTGTAAACTGGTGTGATATATAAGATTCTTCCTGTAGATGGAACACGTGCTTCAGCCATGTTGATCATCATTTTATCAAAATATTCTAAGATATTTGCTGCTGTGATTTCATCAGTAATAGGTGTTTTGCTGGCTTCAGTGTAATCAGCATAGATTTTAGAAACGCAGTAAGCATCCATTTCAGGGAATTTTTGTTCTTGGTTGAATACTTGAGTAATATTCCCAATTGTAGCAACCATGTTTGTTTGGTTGATGTCTTGTGGATGTACTAAAGTAGACCATTGACGTTCATTAGATAAAGTTAGTGGTGTCCATGCGTTATTGTAGTTTCTGGCTGCAGTAGCGATTGTATCTCTATTAGAGTCTACACGTCCTGTAGTTTCTAATGTCGGGATTTCAATTGTTCTTGCATTGACCCATCTAAATCTTTGGTTATTTGGTGTGTTGAACAAATCGCCAAAATACAAAGTATATGGCCAAGCTTGTTCTAAGGCTTGTTGATATTGGTGTGCATAGTTAATTGCTACCATAATTTAATTTCCTCCTGATTTTTTTATTCTTTAGGCATTGCTCTTACACCAGCAAAGTTAAAACCGAATCCATTTCCAGTTCCTTCTGGTGCTCCTTTAGAAGCAGTACCTTTTGTAAATGTTGGTAATGAAGGTTCATCTTTAGATTTTTCAACAACGAATGCTCCTGCATCAGATTCTTTTAAACCATTGATATATTCATCCGCTCCAATGAATTTGCCGTCTTTCAATTCAAAGTTTTGTTCCTTGAATTGAGAAATGATTCCACGTTTGGCACTTTCAGAAGTAAAGTTCATTCCTGCAAAGTATGAGTTAGTAGCAAAGTCTCTTTCTTGTTGAGTCAATTTGTTGTTCAATTCTGCAGTTTCATCTTTATATTTCTTTTCCCATTCAGCAGCGGAATTTTTGATACCTTCAATATCCATGTCCTTGTACGATTTGATTTGCTTATTCGCATCATTCAAGGAGTTTTGAGCTGATTCATATTTTGTGTTCAATGTTTCTAGCTCTTTTGTCTTTGATTCGACTTCCTTGCGATATTTTTCAATATCATTACCGTTTTCAGTCATGATTTGATTAACTTGTTCATCTGTTAATCCTAAATTCTTTAAAAATTCTCTTTTCATAAGATCCTTTCATTCACTACGCTTTAGTACGCTGGTTGCATCAGCCTGTGCGGTTGCAGTTTTACGAGTTGCCCACCTCAAAATTTTTGTTTTATTCATGTGTTGCTATGTTGTTTTCAGTTTTTGGGTACAAAAAAAGGAAATATCAGTCTCTATTGCCGTATTTCCTTTTATTTCTCTCTAGTGCTTTTGTTTTGCTTTTAGGTGGCGGTACGTAGCAATCGTATTTTTCATAACGAATGCGACCGCAAATCATGCACATGTATTGAATCTTCTTAACTAAACAACTTCTCTTTTTATCAAAATATTGTTCAGTACGATATTCAAATTCTTGGTGGTGATGTGGTTTCAATCCTTGCGCCATAAAATGCCTCCTTTCTTTAAAATTGCGTAAAAGAAAAGCAAGCCATTATGACTTGCTCTATATTGATTTAATTGTTTTTTAATCTAATGCCATTGATATTTGACTGTTGTATTCTTTGATTTTCAAGCTTGTATTGACTTCAGGAGACCATGATTCCAAATAATTTTTAGCATTTTCATAATCAGTCTTTAGGGTATCTCGATATGAGCCTAATTTGAAATACTTTTTATAGTCTCTCCAAATGTTGCTGAAAAGCTTTCTGCTCATTAATTGGTAAGCTCTTGAATCAATACCGCCTAGTGCACTAATTACAGTTGTTTTAGCAATTCTTTCAAGCGTATATTGTTGTGAGCTGTCAATCGTTGTTGATTTTTCTAAATCAGATACCTTTTCTTCAAGAACATCAACTCTTTGAGCTGTTTGTTCATGGGCTTTAATTGTCAACATAAGCAATTCTCTTGGGTCAGTTGGTACTTTAGCATATGAACCAGTCTTTCTCAAAGTTGGAAGAACTTCACTTGTTACCCAATGTTTGAATTTCTTTGCGGATGGTAACTTGCTACCAAAGACTAAAGCATATAAGCCTGATTCATTAATAACAATAGTTTCTTTATTTTGTTTTCCATCAAAAACCATTACTTTTCGTCTATCTTCTTCATCAACATGTCGGTTAATATCTCGACTACCGTTTTGGTACCCGAGGTCAGTAGCAACATCTTTACCAACAAGCCAAGGTTCATTGTCAATCATCAAGCTTCTTACATTTCCAAATTCTTCATTGTTAAATATTTGTAGTTCTTCCATATTGACAATCTCCTTTTTTAATTGTTTCTTGAATGTTTCTTGTTAAAGCATTGCACTTTGAAACATTTGATCTAATATCATCATCTAAGGAATCAATTTGTTCTTGAATAAATACCATGACATTTGCAACATCATATTTAATATCATTCCCGTTTTCACATGCATCACATGTAACGATAACCATTGAATTAATTCTTTGTAATTCATTTAGCTTATCATCAATATTCATGAGAGCGTCTAACAAACTGTCTAATTCTTCTAACATAACTTTTACCTCTTTCTTTAATTGTTTTCCAAGGCAAAGTGTAGTACAATAATCTTGCCTCTTTTGGCAATAGTTAGTTGTAATGTTTGGTCACGGAGCAACTAACTATTTTTTTATGCTTTCATAAACCTTTTGAATACCCAATGAAATAATTTCAGTTTTGGTTAAATTCAATTTCTTTTCACATTCATCAAGCATTTCTTTTTCATCTTGAGTAAGTCTAACACCAATTCTTACATTTTTTGGGTTTTCTGTAGGTCGTCCAGTTCTTGGACTCATCCTTTCGCTCCTTTCTTATGAATTTTGTACAAACAAATATTACTATTTTGTACAAACAAAAGTCAAGAGCTTTTTTATTTTTTTATACCTAAATCTCTTTTTATCAATGTGGTTATATAGCCTTTTATGGTTTGACCATTTTCGGTTGCGCGAATTTTTATTTGCTTATGTAACTCTTCATCGATTTTAAGTATTAAGTTTTTCATAGCTGTCCCTCCTTTCATTTACATTTATTATCTTACAATTATAAATATAATTAGTCAATAATATTTAATGCTTTTTATTAACTTGTATTTATTTTTATTAAAAACTATTTATAATATAATAAAAAGGTGGTAAATATGAACGAACAAATACTAGCAAAAAGATTAAAAGAACTTAGGGAGTCTATGAACTTAACACAAAGCCAATTTGGAGATTTAATAAACGTAGCTCAAACTACACTTTCTTCATATGAAAACGGATCAAAAACACCCAATATTGATACTTTGTACAATATTGCAATAAAATGCAATATTTCTATAGATTGGCTTTGCGGACTTTCTGATATTCATAAAACAAAAGATTTCTCATCATATTCTGATATTTTCAACTTAATAGTAAATATCTGTAAATCTATTCATATTGACATAGAAGAGTATCATTACTCTCAAGACGAATACGATATGTCTTTAATAGTCAAAAATCCTATATTAAATGAATTTTTAACAAAATGGTCAAAGGTAAAAGCTATTTATGACGATAAAACAATTGATGCAGATACTTACGAAATTGTTGTTAAATCATTAATTGATAAATATACTACTGATACTTTAAAATATGATAATTTTGTAATAGATGATATGCACTTTAGCTTCCTCTCAAATGAGTAGGAGCTTTTTTATTTTTTATATCATTTCATACCTTTTCATACTGTTTCAATAGTGCTAACTATAAATTAAATCAAACATAAGGACTTATTGAAAAAAGTCCGTAATTATCAACAAATATTGGACTCCTCAAAATTAAGGAGTCAAGATTTCTTTATTCCAAGCACTTATAAGCAAATCTTTTTGCTTTTAATTTGTGCTTTGATTTCTTCAAGAATAAAATCATTGACTTCAAAATTAAGTGCTTCTTCTGGAAGCTCTTTTTTTACTATTTCAAAATAAGCTTTTGTAATTTTTTTAATTGTCGAAGAATTAATATGTACACCGCTCTTAAATGCATATACCGTATTCATTCTATTTTTCCTCCTACTCTTCTACATGTTTAATTGAGTATCTAACACAACATTCATGTTCGATACAGCATCCTCGATACTTTTCCCAATCCTTGCAGAAATAAACAATGTCAGCTTGACCTAATAATTTGATACTTTCTCCTAAATACCAAAGAGGCGTTTTAGGTGCACCATCAAAGAACGAATCAATCACTTCAATTTCTTTATCAGGAAATAATTCTTTTACATTGCATAGCACCCTTTCTCTTTCGTCTAGGATTTCTTTATCCGTTTTTCCTGCCATTGGTTGACTAATGAATAATTTCATTTATGCACCCTCCTATTCAAAAAATACCCAGTCATCCGCTAACATATCTGTTTGTGATGGTGCCCAAGGTACAATATTTTTCTTTGCATCTAGATTATCAGTTTGTAAATTAGATGAATCTATACAAACAAAGGGATTTGTTGTTGCATCTGTTTCACATAAATGAATAAAAATTCCTTTACCGTTCCAACCTTTTCTAGCAAGCTTCATTCCTCTTTTTAGATATTTGATAGCTTCATCAAAACCAAAAGTAGCTTCTCCACCTAATTCAGGACAATTTTCTTCATCAGCAAGAATCCATCCATCATCAAGAATATTAGATAACGTATAAATAACTCTTTCAGTTTCTCTAATATCCATTTCTTTGCCTTCTTTGGTATGCATGATTACTGTTTTCTTTTCATCATCCCAATACCAATATCCACCCCAACTTGGAAGCTTAATTTTTTCTCCGTTATACATAAGTTTTAACGCTCTTTTAAATTTCATATTTTTATTCTCCTAACTTGATACATTTATTTTCAATTTTCTTATAAGCATCTAAATAAAGTTCTTTCTTATCTCCATTATACGTACATTCGAAGTACATTCCATCTGGAAGAGATGTTGATGCTAAAGCTTTACTATTTTGCAATGCTTTGCAACTCCAAACAGCATAGACATCAAAATCAACTTTGCCATCCGTTTTATCAAGATGCTCCTCTGTGTATTCTCTAACTATTTTTTTACATAAATCTAAAAATTCATCTGAACCCATTTGTTTTCTCCTTTTTTACTAAAAAATTTCTAAAATAAAAGCAATTATCATAATTAAACCGAAAATAAAAAGTGGGATAAGAATTTTACATAACCCACAAATAAATAGATCAATAAGTTTTAAACCAATTAAAAGAATGAACAATACTTTTATTACAGTTTTCATATCAAATCTCCTGATTTTAAGTAAAAGAAAAAGCCAACTTTCGTTGACTTATTATTTATTGTCCTTGTTCCCAAGCCCATTTTTTTACTTTATTGTACGCATCAATTGCTTCTTGAGGGACACCTTCTAATTTCCCTTGATAAATCTGAATGCTATAAGGTTCATAGATATCCATGCATTTTTTAATTTCTTCTGGATACTTTATAATTGCAGACATTTTATTTCATCCCTCTCTTGTTTTAATATGTTATTTCTTTTCTTTTGGTTTATAGCAACTTGACCAGGTAGGAATGTATCCAGGTCCTCCATCTAAATAAAAATCTTCCTCAAATTGTTTTAATTCCTCTTCGGTCATTGTATCTTCAAGATTACCTGTAACTTCTACAATTTGTGTCTTTTCATTACTTTCCTTTTTTGATTTCATTGAACAATCCACCTTTCTTAAAGAAATCATATAGCTCTTTATCTTTATCATATAGCAATTGAGGATTGCTTACAAATGTTTCGTATCCTACACTGACATATTCTTCTAGTTTTGTATAATCTATCGATTCTACTTTCAAGTGCTCCCCTTTTTTTAAATTGTTATATTTTTTTGTAACATTTATATACGTTCTACCCTGATATTTTCTGATGAACTTTTCGGAGGATAAAGAAAGATAATATTCATCATCTTTTTTTATAACTTTATATTTAGCGTTAGCAACAACATTTCTCATGATTGTTGCCAATTCTTCATTTTCATATAAATTATATTTATCAACCAAAGCATGACCTACTTCATGTGCTAAGGTACCAGGCTTTAAATGTTTTTGAGTTACAAAGATAGTATTCATGCTACTATCATATGCCGTTTCTGTATCCGATTGTTTAATAGGAATTTTCTTATTTACCAAGAATTTTGTAGCTTCTTCATGCATGATTTTAATTTCTTTTTTTATTCCTTCTTTAAAATCATCATTATCGCTTTCGATGGTTACTTTTTTCATCATTTTTTCAACAAATTCATCTGAATTAGTAATCATTTTAATTTTTGGTTTATCTTCCTTTTTAGGTTTAAAATTGAATGGTAGCCATTCGTCATCATGGTATAATTTACTGCCTTTTTTGTTTGATAACTTGCTATTGTTAAATACTTTCTCTCTTGGATAAGCCTTTTTAAGAACGCTATCAATACCATGTTCTTTCTTGAATTGAATGTTGCTTTCTTTAATGAATTGAGAGCGTTTATCTTGCCATTCTCTAATCTTTTTAGCTTCTTTGGTGGAATCTACACCGCATTCATCAAGAATATTCTTTCTTTTCTTCCAAGAACGAATCTGACGCTCATAATATCTTTGCTTTTGTTCCAGCTCGTATTGATCATCATTCCTGTTCTTGTCAAATTCTTCGGTATCAACCAAATTGTTCTTATACTCATAATCAGTAACTTCATAAAAAGAATGTCTACAGTTTGCTCCACCTAGGCCATCAACACGGCCGTATCCCGTTGCTTTTTTAAAATTTTGTAGACCTTTTACAGGAGTATGAAGATAAAATAATTTACCTTGCCACTCCTGATGGGATGGTCGAGCACCTCCATGACTTGAAGTTTTTACAATGTTAATGCCCAACTCTTTGCAGTTATCCATTTTGAATTTCAAAGACGTTTGATTGACACCACTTGTAACTGCTCTTTTAACTGCAGCATCCATTGAAGTTGTATGATCAGTATAACCAACTACTTCGATACCTTTTTGAGAAAGCTTTCTGATTGATGATTCAATGGCCTTGTCAGCATTGTTTCCTGCAACGATTCTAGAATATGCTTCATCACATGCCTTTATAAACTGCCTGTTGGTGCACTTTCTTGAAATGTTGCAAAGGTTTTTGATTTCACCTTGAGTATCCTTGATACCCTTGTTCAAATTCTTGTTTGACCTGTTCATCATCTCTTTTTTAGAAGTTTGAGAATCAGTATCTTTTAATCTTGAAAAGATATTGCTTACTGTCATTGCTATTCCATTCTTGATAGCTGTTTTCACTTTGCTTTGAGACGATTTCTTGACCTTTTGAAATTCAGTACCCGAATATTCAAAAAACTCTCTACAAGCTTTATTTTTCCATTTTGGATATTCTTCTTCGATATCTTCTAAAGATGCAAGGTTTCTTAAACGTAAACCCATCCAAATTAAAAGAAGAGTTTCCAATGTGCTGAAGTCATTTGAGACATCATCACCCGACTCTTCCAAAAATTTATCAGTTAACATTTACACTATCTTCATTATCATCTTCATCGATATCATCATATCCAATGCCTTCAGACGATTCAGCAACTTCTCTTTTTGCTTCTTCTTCAGTCATGCCTTGCCATTTTACTTTGTATTTCCATTCGGGCATCAATCCAGCATTCACTTCTTGAAGATCAATATTTCTTTGCTTTTCGCTATCAACAAGAATACTGTCTCCCCAATCGGTTTCAACAATACATTCCATTGAATTTGATTTACCAAGTCCAATGGCCATGACATTGATTGCGTATGCTAAATCTTCAAGCACGTTATTCATACTGTCTTGAATAGCTGAAACTGTATCAAATTTTCTTTGCTTTGATGATTTGATTTCCTCTGCAGTTTTTTCAACTTGTTGAGGATCACTTAAATCACCATAAGAAAGACCACATTCGAATTCTATTCTTTTTAGAATGTTATTGAATCCTGATGCATAGTTTGCATCACGTAACTGTGGTGCATGTACTTTGATTAGCTCAGTTATTGAAATACCATTATTGTTTGAAGTGGTATCAATATCATACGTTCTAAACAATCTTCTTTTTCCTGCAGGGAGTTCAGGTTTATTAGTGTATGGATTCATCTCAAAAGCATCACTTACAGCTTCAACCGCCATTTCTCCACCAACAAATTCCCAGATATAACGGCTGTACTGTTCTTCAGCATCCTTGATTAAATCAATTGCCTTGACATAACATGGAACACCGAGAGGAGAGTTTTTATCAATCGTATTGATAATTGGAACTCTAAAGTATCCAAATAAGGGTCTATCTACACCACTTATTTCAAAATGTTCTTCCATTCCCTTCCAGTCAGGAACTGTATCCAATGCTATTTGATTTCCAAAATCATCGTATGAGTTCTGATAGTTACCATGAGCATAATCTTTTCTAACAAAGGCGTAGTTTTCAAATGTATGTACTCCGTTTTCATATTTTTGATATTCTAAACGGGTATATACGTTTTTGCCTTTGAAAATCTGTTCTACAAAGACAGCTGCAGTTATTTTCTTTCCTTTGAAAGCTACTGGAAAAAAGCTGTCAGCATGAACTGCATCAACATATATTTGATTGCCGTCTACATATGGCTTAAAAGCAATTCCACCTTCAGCAAGCCCCCATTGAAGATCTTCATTCAAGCTTTTAATGAATTTTTGGTATTCTTTGTTTACATATTCATTAGAAGTAACTTTTGAAACGAGTTCTCTAGTTGAAGTTTTTGAAAGTTCTTCACATATCCCTTGCGCCAATGCTAAAGATTTAACACCATTTTCTTTATTAAGCCACGGCTGTTTGTTTTCCATGATATTATTCCACAATTCAATAGAATTTATCATATCACTTGATATTGCAATATCGATATCATCAACATTAAAAGCTCTTTTTATTGTTGTTGTAGGAAACATCTTGTTCTTTATCCTTTCTACTATTTTTTTAATTGCTGAAAACACTAATCATCCTCACCACCTTCATTTTTCTCAACATCAGGAAGAAATCTTCTGAGATACTTCCAAATGCCCATAATGTAATATCTCATAGCATCCATACAGTGATCATCTTCCTTAACAGGCTTTTCAACACCATTTTCTATGCTCTTTTTGTCATAGCTGTATATTACGATTTCTTTTAGGAGCATTCTTTGTTTGCTACTGAAAAGTATCTTTTTAAAGCTAATTGACTTTTGAACCCTTGAAATGCCCAACTTAACATCATTTTGAGCACCTCTTATTTTTATAAAAGGGCATGCTCTTTTTATTTCTTCAGCAAGTCCTCTTGCACTTGGATCAATATATAAATTTTGAGGATACATTCCGTAAGCTTCTTTGATTTTTTCACACGCTTTTTTAAACTTGAAAGCATATTCACTAGGAGTTAGCTGTTTACCAGATTCACGTCCTGAATGATAGAATTCATCAAGTCCAAAAGCTTTTTGCTGTACCAAATTAAGTCCCCAAAATTCAAATACAGTTGCATTCATTTGACCGTAGTCGCAAGATGCGTCTATTCTGTTAATTCCATTTATTTCATCATTCGTAAGTTCTCTATTAAGAACATGCTGATTTTCATTGAACATGTAATAGATGATTTCATCTAAACCGATTGAAATTCCAAGCCAAATCCAGTTGTACATTCTTTCATCGACTTTTTTCATTTCCATTGCTGATTGAATAAGCTTTTTACCAAGCCACTTTTCTGGAACATCTCTATAATCAACATGGATATGAATGCAGTCACTACGTTTTTCCATCTTTTTGACCCATTTAAAAATAGAAGCATTAGGATTTTTGGGAGGGTTGAAATAATACTCCATGCAGAATTCATCATCATTCCCACGAACGAATGTTGCTTCAATATTGGATATTTCGTCTTCTCCTTGGCCACGTTCGAAAAACTCGGTCAGCTCATCTAAAATAACAAGTTTGATAGGTTTTTCTTCATCAATGATCCCTTTTGTATCGTCAATAGAATCGTTTCCTGTAAAATAAACCGAATTGCCATTTTTAAGATATGTAATTTTCATTGGATTCTTAGTTATCTTAAACTGTTTTTTCTTCAATCCTAGACGTTTGATTGCTCGTTTGAATTCATTGTAAACAGTCTTAGAAAGCTTATTGTGAAACTTTCTCATGACGATTACTGAACATTCATCTTCACTTACAATCTTGTAAATACCATGAATAGCAGCGTAACTTGATTTGGTACCAGCACGTCCGCTGTCCATAATCTTATGAACATGTGAAATGTCATTGAAACAGGTCAAAAACTTTGGAATGACAATATCTGAAATACGAACCTGTTTTTTCTTAGTTTTCTTAAATTGGTGCATCATTTATAATTTCAACTCCATCATCTTCTTGATCATTCGTATTCAATTGCTTTTTCAATAGTTCAATCTTGAGTTTTTGTTCTTCGTTGGCCATGTTCAAATGACTTGATAACCATTCGAGAGCTCTAAGAGAATCTGACATTTTAATTGCCTTCCCATCCAATTCATCGGAATCTAAAAAAGCAATATCAATGTATCTTTGAACAATATCGTTAGGATCCAAAAGAATATCAGTATATAACTCTTGCTTTAGTCTTTTAATTTCTTCTTGGATTTCAGGTTTTTTAAACCATCTTGATGCCATGACACAAGCACTGTTATATTTAGCTTTGGGTTTTATTTTTAAATAAGCTTTGACCTTGTTATGATATTTTAAATAATAAATACAAAAGAGCTGATGTTCTTCATCCAGCTCACTTGTTTCTACTATTTCTTCAGCTATTTTTTTGCATTCTTTTTTGGTGTGCACACTTTTATTTTGGTGTGCACCCTTTTTCTTCTTTTTTGACCATTCATAGCGACGGCTCCATGACTTGACAGTATTGATTGTCGTACCATATTTTTTAGCAATTTCTTTTTGCTTCATGCCGTTTTTATAGTCTTCGAATGCTAACTCGTGTTTTTCCAAATCATGTCACCACCTCCATTTTTTTATTTATAGAAATAGCAGTTAAAACTGCATCGTTGTTTTTGAAAAAGAAAAAAGCTCCCGTAAGGAACTTTTTCGCAAGGGGTTTAACCTATATGTCTGAACTGTGATTTTAAATTAAATGGGATTGTTTCATTTCTTTAAAAACCACAATAGCATAATAGCATGGAAATAAGGGTTCAATCTAGGTCCACTTTGGGTCCAATTAGGGCTCACTTTGGGTTCAGTTTGGGTCCAAAATAGGTCCACTTTTAATAAAAATTTATCATTTGTGATAAAAGCGTTCTTATTTATGGTTTTTAATACTATCTCTAGAGATTTGAAACACTGCTTTCATTTGCTTTTTAGCACCACTCCCAAATAGATATTTTAAAATAAAATGTGATAAAATAAAAAAGCACATACAAAGATGTGCAATAAAAACTACGGAGGTACTAGCAACATGCTATTTACATCAAGCAAGAATATTAGCTTTGGTGTAAGGAAAGGAGCAAGTATTCATGGAATACCTAGTAATGCTCTTTTTAATCTTAGTAGCAACTAAAATGTTGTTGAACTAATCCCACACTTACTTAAAGCTAGTATTCGAAGTAGAAAAAGAGGAAGAATTGCCGTTCTTCCTTTTTTCTTTTAGCATGCTATTTTAATCCCATACTTACGAAAAGCATTGTAGACACAATGATTATTTTTATTTTAATCTTACCTCCGTGCTACATAAATAATATAACACAAACAAAGAAAAAATGGACAGTTTTTTATCGAAAAAAAGCGACATTTAGCGAGTTATATAGTCATATAGAGAGTTATAGCGACATATATAGAGATTTATAGAAAATAAAAAGAATGAAATTTCTATTCATTCTTGATACTTTCATAAAAGATATTATTCAATTTTTCAAGCGATGGGCGGTGTTCCATGTCAAGATATTTAGATAATTCTAAACATGCTTTTGGAAATTCTCTTTTGTAAGTTGATTTGCTGATACAAAACGATTCTTCTAATGTGTCAATCATTTCATTGTACCCTCTTGAACATACATACGTTCTAATGATGTTTCTATGACCTGCGTTTAGCAAATATACTAACGGCATAAATTTATCAAGTTCTTTGTTAAAGAGCTCTAGGCGCTTTGTTAGAAGCTCCCTGCGCAACATATTAGAAGTGATTTGTTCTCCTTTTGGTTTTGAAAAACCTCCAGGAGCTTCATCACTGTATTTAATTGATTGAGGGCTTGGAATGTCCTCAATTTCAAATGTTAAAGAGAATTTTTCAATATTTATTAGGCGTAATTCTCTAAGATATTTTTTAACTTCATCAATGATCTTCTTTTCTTCATCTGTATATTTCATTCCTTGCCCTCCAAAATAATTAATTATTAATTTTTATGATCTTGATAAATTGCATAAGCAATTATCCCTGCCAATTCAGCAAGGATAGTTGCTGCAACTCCACACCAAAATGGGTTAATGTACATTATTTATCACCATCTTCTTTTATTTCTACATTGCCTTCTTCAAGGTACTTTCTTTGTATTTCGAGTTTTTTAATTGCTTTCAAATGCAATTCCTTATCAAAATTAGTTGCACACGTTAAACGACCAATAACGTATTTGATTTCTTGATCAGTCAACTGACAATCATTAAGCTTTTTAATTAATATATTCATTTTAATCACCTTTTTTTGAATTTTTGACTGCATAAATCAATACCATACACAATACTTACGACCGAGAGAAAATAAAACATGAGTGAATTTCGATATGGTTGATTAATGATTGCAGTGATTATATGAGCTATGATGATTACAGTATAAATCGCTAACAGTTTTGTATTTTGTTTTAAAAACTTTTCTTTTTGTTGACGGTATTCTCGAAGCAAACCGTATAGATTGCTTATTGTTTCATTTGCAAGATCCAATCCACTAATCAATGCTTCATTTTTTTCTTTTAAATTTTTGCAACGTTTTTCTAAATCATTTTCAGCTTCTAATTTAATCTTCTGCATTATTTACCACCTACTCACTTGATTTGATATCAATAACACCATTTTCAATAACTTCTTTTGCTGGAAAGAATTGAATGTCATAGGCATAAGGATTTTCTTTTTTAGCTTTTGTTTGAATACAAGTGTATGTAACATCATTTGACAAATGCGCATAGAACAGCTTGTACTTTCCTTTTCCAGTTTTGATTGTTACGTTTAAATCTCCATCTTCATCACTATCAAGGGAAATCTTTCCCTCAACAGTGAATAATGGATCATTTGTTCTAGTATTAAGAGCAACGACTTTTCTTGTGATTTTAAAGTTGTTTGCATCTTCTCTAATATTCCAATTAACTCTAGATGCTTTTGAACATCCAGTTAAAGCAAATACGCTTGCTAATATGATTAATACTTTTTTCATTTATTTTCTCTCCTCTTTCTTTTTGATGTGGTGTCTTTCTTCATACCATTCAATATCTTCTTCAACACGTTTTAATAAATTCTTTTCTCTTACTAGATCCTTTTCACTTGCTCCTGGTCTAGTGATATAGTATTGCAAAGCATGTTTTACTGTTTGCATTCTTCTATACTGATTACCCATTTTTATCTCCTATATTTGGAATAGTAATTGGATAAAATCTTCCTTCTTGAAAAAATGTATTAGATAAATCATTGGATTTTATACATTCAAGAAATATCCATTCATTAGATTCTATTTCTTTAATTCTTACAATTTCTTCATAAGGAGCATCATATACCCACATACCAGGGGTTAAATCTTCAAATTTAAGGGGTTGAGGATGCTTGATTTCATTCATTGCATCCTCATAGCCTTCATCATATTGTCCTCTATCATAAATTAGAGCTTTTAGGAGTTCTTCTTTATCAACATTTATGCCAACTTTTTGTACAGCTTTAAATACTGAATTTTCAAAATCCTCATCCATCTTTTGAAATAATTCTTCCATTACTATTTCTATTGGTGACTTATACATTCTTCATACCTCCAAATCAATTCATCAATGGTTTCATCATCTTCGGCATCTTGAAAGTAGCCTCTCATCCTCATGCCGACTAATGTACTGATTTCATCAAAGTCATCTCCACCACATCCATCATCAGAAAATTCTTTTAATAAATCTAATTCAAATTTAGTCATCTTCCATCAACTCCTTTTTCCAATATTTTTTATTCTTTATTTTTGCATAGCTGGTACCATATATTTTATCAAAATCTTTTTCACATTTTTCCAGTTCTTCACATGCCTTATCAAGAGCCTTTTCTAATTGTTTACAATAAAATTGTAATGCTTTATTATAAAGTTTCATTTTTTTGACATTTGATTTTTTCATTCTATCCACCGCCTTATTTTCTTGGTTGCAATTTAATCTTATAAATACTGCTTAAGAAATCTATTCCTTTTTGGGTTACATAATAGTAACTTCCTACGATAGCATTAGAAGCTTTAGCAGCATTTCCCCATTTAACTAACTTTCCCAGCTTTCTTTATACTCTCCACTAGCAACAAAAAAATTTCTATAATACTCATAGACTTTTTGACCTTTTCTAATTCCATTAGGATCAAACCCTAAAGCATGACACATATTGTCAATTTCAAATAAAGCAGCATCCATTATAGCCACCCCAATTCACGGCATTGTTGACTGATAGCTTTTAAAAGTTCCATATCAATTGCAGGTGGTGCATCATAACCGTACTCATAATCTTCAGAATACTCATCACAATATACAGATGTTATTTTTTCTTCTTTATCAAACAAAACAACAAATGTATATAAGTAGTCTCCTTCGTCCACAATCGGCTTTTTGTAAACAAGCCTATCTAGTCCAAAATAATCAAATTTATCTTTTTTAAATCCCATTGATTCAAACATTTTTTGTGCTGTCATAACTTTTTCAACCTTTCTTGCTCTCTTTTGGCTTTTTCTACTTTAAAAGCAAACACTTGATCATCATCAATATTAAACATCACTTTCAATTGATATAACATAATTTCAACGTCAGCTATTTCTTCAATTAAATTAGCATAATACTCCGGTTCAGCTGGTCTATCTTCATAGCGTAGCATCTTATTCACTGCTTGAATTAATTCAGCGCACTCTTCCATTAACTGTCTACATTGTGGTTCTTTGCCATATTTTTCAAGCGATTGTCTAAATATCCTTTTTGTTTCCGTTA